TGCGACATCTTCATAAATAAAACAAACTATATTAAAGGAGGTTTGCTCATCCTCTAAGCCTCCACCACCACAAAAGCCCACATTACAAAAATATGGGATTTCTTTAATTGTAGCAAGTGCCATATAATCTTTTGCCCTTATGATTTGTTTTTGAACATCATTTGAATGATTATCACGATTGAATAATATTTTAAATTCTAATTTCATTTTTTATTTGTTTAAGTTAGTTAATTTAATTCCACCCTCACTTATTAATGATTGGCGTTCTTTTGTATTTAACCCTAAAAATTGGGTTAAGTATTTGCTAGTAGTTCTAGAATAATTATGGTAATATTCATCTAGTTTAATTTTACCATTTTGCTTAGGTACAAACGCAATAATTGATTTATACGATTGGAAGTATTTCCCCTTAGGGGTTTCTATTTTATATTGGTTTGCAATAGGACGCCCACTTCTATTAGATTTTAAAGGCGTGATTTTTACGTTTTTCATAATTGATTTTATTGATTAATTTGTTTGCAATATATATTTTTTTTTAAATATAAGCATTATAATATTTTTTTTATTCACTTTTTTTTCATTCTATATTAATAAGTCAAACCACCAAAAAAATCAAGGAGTAACAAGAATAATCCATTTCCTTGTAAATAAAAAATCAAGCGTACTTTTGAACCCACAAAAAAACCCACTATTTCTAGTGGGCTTGTAAATAAAATAAGAGGCGTACTTTTATGGTTCTCCACCTTCACTTATATGTATGAACGCACATATAGTTATTGAAATCCATAATAGTAACATAGGTATGCTCATAGGCTATAGGTTTTGATTTTAAGTTCATTTGCTTTACTTCTAAGCCAATAACTTGGTAAGGTTATCAACTTGTACCTCAAAAGCAATTTAAGGTAATTAGGGCTATTATTTTGCAATTTCATATTATTAGTAATTAGGTGAATAATTCATGCACCAATCCTCAAATTCTCTAATGTATTTCCAATTCTCAATAACATCATATTTGTGTCTAATTTTGTTCATTTCCTTAGCACCAAAATCCTCATACATTCCATGCCTTTTTGCTCTAAGAATTAAACTCATTTTGTGTTTTGCAATATCTTTTATGCACTTTTTCATTTGATTATTTTCTAACATTTATTATTGTTTTTAGTTATTAAATTTGAGTATCTATTTACTACTTTTGTCATTACATGATTGAATACAACTTCTTTAGCAATATCATCATTTACTTCCAAATCATACGCCTCACAACAATCATCAATAGTTTGTTGAAATCCATCACTAAAGGTATCATAAACCCTATCTATCTTTACATCAAAGAATTCATCCTCTAGGACTTTAGGAGGTAGTATTTCATCTACGCCATCATCAAACATTTGAGTGGGTTCACTTCCATGAATATACCAATCTTCTAACCTTTTAAACCCATCAAAGTAATATAATGTTCTTTTTAGGCGATTGTAGAGGCTTTCATCTACTTTCTTAACATCTTCACCATACATGGACATATAGTCGCATAAAGATACCTTTTTGCCACCATCAATCTCCTTATTACATTCATCAATAATATCTCTAGCACTTTGATGTAGGCTTTCTTCAATAAAATCCTCTAATTCTTTTAATGATAATTGATTATCCAAATTCTCTTCAATTCTCTCACCTTTATCATCTAATTTGAGGACATGAAAAGCATTATACTTTTCTTGATTAGGTTCATAGTTTGCACTTGTAGGTAAGTATATGTCAAACAAATCCTTACCACATAGTGATAATGTAAAGCTATCACTACAATCATTATGATATGTTGTATCTTCCACCTCAAATCCCATATCCATAAAAACCTTGTAATATAATGGGGTGGTTTTTTTGTTGAATATACCTACGTTATATAGCCAATCTTCATTATCAACATTATCCAAATACCACTTATACAAGATTGCCTCTAATTTTGCTAGATTGGTTTCTTTATAACATCTATTTTCTATATTTAGATAGTATGTTGCAATCGCATCATATCCCATTTTTGCACTTTTATCAATAGTTATATAGTAATGCTCCATATATACAAATACACTTTCATCACATCCTCCATCTACATCTTGGTTACTACGTTGATTGAAGTCATGTATTAGCATCTCTTCTTTTGTGTTTCTAAAATCTTGAATATTTCTCATTTTGATTTATTGTTTTTGGTTAATTTTATTTTAGTATAAGTGTCCTCCACTAATTTGGTGTCCATCATCATCAAGGACTTCGTAACGCCATTCATGTTCATGAAAGGTATCTTCAAAGCCATCACCCAATCCTAATCCACTTTGCCATTCTTGTTCTTCATGATGTTTATCTAGTTTATCCTCCACATGAAGTTCTTCAAAATTGTCCTCAATATAATTAGGAATATCATCTAACTTTGTACCTTTTGGTACGTACACTATTGCATCATCTATTTTATGTACTACTCTTCTTAATTTAACTATTACTTTTATCATTGATTTTATTTAATTTAATTAATAACTTTTCACATAATTTTAGTTCTTCAAGGACTAGGCTTGATAAGGTGTTTTGGTTATTGTTTATAGCATCTATAAACTTATTTTCCAATTCTTTTTGCCTTACCTTGTAGTAATCTAAAATATCTTGATTGTTGAATTGTATTGGCATATTTCTATTCATCATCACTACTATTATTTATAATCTCATTTATGCTATCCTCCATATCAACTATTTGCCTTGCATATTCTAAGATTTGCTCCATGCCATCTATTTCACTATGGCTACTAGTACTATCTATATCACCATCATTTATAGCATCAACGCAATCTCTTAACGCCATACTAGTATTCTCAAACCTACAATAACTCATGTTTCTCATATTTATATATATTTAATTAGTAAATTTTATTTAATATCTCATTATCTTTTAAGATAAATCTATCCCATCCAAAACACTTCACATAGATTTTTTTATCACCATTGATTTTGAAATCAACATCTCTTATAATTCTTGTAGTATGTATTCTACCTTCCATATAATGAAATGTAACTATTTCTATTTTATCACCTATTTCTAATTGATTTATTTGTTCTTGATTTAATGACATTTGATTTATTTTAATTAATACTAAAATCATATAAGCATAAATATTTGAGATACGCAAATCAAATCAACTAAATTTTGGTAGGGGTTTTTTGGATTTTTGAAAAAATTTGAGGGAAATTAGTATTTTGTGTAAATGATTTTTCTAGCGTACTTTTGCTGCTTGTAAATGATTTTTCTACCGTACTTTTGTAGCCTGGATTTCCAGATCTATTTGGTTTCTGCAGACAATAAAAAAAGGGATGATTTTACTCACCCCTTTTCAACTATACAAATTCAAATCAACTAAAAATTTGGTATTTGGCTCAAAAATTAATCTGACCTTTGTTCTTCCATATACCAAACCAAAAACATTACAATATAAAGCAATTTTTTTGATATAAAAGCATTTTTTTAGAAAAAATGTGTTAATCGTGCTACTTGTCCACTATCTTTCTCATGTAAAAAAGCCTCTACTGCTTTTGGCGTACCAACATAACCCTTCCTGGAGTGCCAACTATCACTAGAGCTTGGTGAACGCATATATTCTACTGTAACACCTATAAAGTCTTTAGCATCTCTCCATTTATGCTTTACTTTGTGATGTATATGATGCAAATACCAATATCTAAATTTTGTTTTAGCCCAATCTTGTGCTTTTTCTTGTGCCATTATTAATGGTAGGTTATCCATTTTACAGCCATCTCCATGCTCTAAGCCTATTAAATTAGAACCATAAGTATAATACTTTCTATATGATACTCCCGCATCCACTGTAACATCTTCTGCTTTCCTAAACCAAGATTTTAAAGCGTGAGCCAGGTGAAATCCAGATTGATAATCGTGATTACTCATAGAGTGTACGCAATCTACTGGAGCTACATCCCTTAACATTTCTACACAATTAACATATACTTTTAATGCTACTTGATAATGCTCCCACCATTTACTATCACAATCCTGGCGAGTGCCTTTTGTAGTAGTTTCGTAAACATTGTCCACATGGAGAACATCATTACCAATACAAAATAATATTTTAGTTACGTTAAATCCTTTTGCTTTATTTATTAAACCACTTACTCCTGTTAGAACTCTTTCAACAGCAATATCTAAATTGTATTCTTCGTTTGTTTCATCTTGTGATGCGTATTTTCCAATATGAATATCTGCAGGATTAATCACTAACAAATGCTCACCTTGTAAATGATTTTTAGGGCGTACTTTTCTAGGGTATTCAGGAGCATTATCTTCTATTAAAGTAAGCACATTGTCAAAGACACTACTTTCATCTACAGGATTTGTTTTTGTAACTACTGAAAAACGTAGCTCACCTCCCATATTTTGCCAATGTTTTACAGAAACGACATCTTTTTTGTCTATGCCTCTTTCTATTAAGTGTTTGTCTAAAGCAGAATTGTGTGTAAGGTTGTAATTTAAATTTTCTAAATCACCTGCTCTATGTTGATATATTAAATTTACTTCTTTGTCGTTGAGTCTTAGTCTTTTTCCCATAAATGATAAATTTTACAACCCTTAACAGTTTTTACCAGTTTTCGTGTGTATTCTTTTTTATCTTTTTCCGATTCTGGAAAGTATTTTGGGTTTTTTGAGTTTAATTTGCGTTTTTTAGCCATATCTTAAACTTATTTAGATTTTTGTACTTTTTCGTATGACCTCCCACCAAAATATGAACCGATCACTGTTAATAAAGTCAATTTTATAAGCTCAATCCAAGAATTTTCTACCTTAAATGATAAAAGTCCTCCATCTATAAAAATTAGCAATATTGTGCTTAAAACTAAGAAAATTAGCACCATTGGGCGTACATTTTTGCTTAACCAAGAGTCGCTATTCATGTCAGATTGCCATCTTTTTGTTACTTCTGCTTGGATTTGTTGTTCATGAGCCAAGAAAAGTTCTTTTATTTTTTGTTCTGCTTGTAATTTTTCTTCTTGTGTTGTAGTTAAGTCATCTATAACCCCACCAACATTTTTTACTAAGTCAGATGCTCCACTAGAGAAAATTTTTGATAATATGCTCATTATATTTCTATGTTTTTAATCCATCTAAAGGCTTTTTTATAAAACCTATTGTCTTTTTTGTTTTGTCTTGTTTGGCAAACATCACATATAGTATCAGTAACAGTCATTCTTACTGTATCTACTATTTCTCGTAAAACTATTTTGTAATTGTAATATGAACTATCGCTATCTTTTTTTAAAGTATTTAGCTCATACATATTGCTTAAATTCCATATACTGTCTGTATATTTCTTTTCAATAACTTTAATATCTCGTTTTTTACGCCACAAATCCTGCTCTAATAAAGTTTTTTGTTCTTTATTATTGCTTACAATCATTAAAGCACTATCAGCAGCTAAGAATAAACTATCTAAGTTTGTTTCGTAAACTGGTAACTGATCATTATCTTCAATATAACATGATGATAAAATGAGCAGAAATATAAACCATAATCTATTCATTAATCCCTTGTAAAGTTTCTATAAATTTATCGTTTAATTTTTTATAATCACTTCTTAAAACGATAACCTCTTCTTGTAAAGCCTCTATTTGATTTGTTAAAGTTGTTTTGTTATCAATGTATAAATAACCAATGGCAATCAAACAAAAGAAGAGAACGCCTATAATTGGATTTGCTGCAAAATCTTTAAAATCTATTGGTGATTTCACCCTAAAAACATTTTAATAATTAAGCCAATTATAGCCACATATATTACCCAAAGAGATTTACTCATTATTTTTCTAGTAGATGTATTTCTATTTACTCTAGCTACCACTCCATGATCAGGGTCTAAAACTTTTTCAGTAAGCCTATCTAATTTATCTACTACTTTGTCTAATTTTTCTTCCATTGAGTCTATTCTCTTTTCCATTAGTGCCATTTCCTTTATGATGTCCTTGTTCGTTGCCATTATATTCTTTTATCTAAGTCTATATATTCTATTGTTACTTCGTTTCCTTTAATTAATTCTTTTGCAATATCTGGATATATTCTTTTATACGCATTAGTGGACTTTCCAATGAAACCATCTTTGATGATTTTATTGTTTTCTTGTGAATCCCCCACAAGAAGGCATCCAGCAGTATGTTCATCAGTGTTACCACAATGTATAAGAACATATTTAAAAGCTGGAACCTCACAAATTTCAAGCATCCCTTTGTGAATACTTTGAAATCTTTTTTTATACCTCTCGTTAAAACCACCTTCATGTCTAAAATTTATATTATAAATTCCTGCAGGGATTCTCGTTTCTCCTTTTACTTTTAAAACTCTATGCTCATCTTCTAAAGTATAGCATAAGAAGTTTAAACCAAACTCATCTTCTAAAAAAAGTAAGCCATGAGTACTGTCTTTTTCCGAGCTAAACCTTAGAACTTTAAGTTTCATGTAAATGAATTTTAAAGCGTACTTTTAAATACTTGCTACAAATACTTCAATATCACAAGCTGCAACACTTGCCTCTGCAGACATCACAAATGCAGCATTATGAGCTACTGCTCCTTGTGCAATATCAGTGTTATCTGCATCAAAATTAGCACCACCCATGATAAAAGATTTACCAGCATCTATCTTTAATATCATAGTATCACCATTATGTATTTTTAAATTGATATAATTAGTATCATCTAAATTTGTAACTCTAATATATTTTACGTTTGCTGCCACTAGAGAACCTTGTCCTGTTCCTCCTAATTGCACTACAGGAGTAAAAGCACCAATAGGCACTTCAACTACTCTATTGTAAACCTCATCAATATTAGCTACTGTAAGGGTATTAGTGTTACCATAAGCCTGTCCATTTAAAGTTACTGTATCTGTTAAAGTTACAGTCAAATTTGCGTTTGTTACTGTTGTTGCCATTTATTTTTATTTTTTTAATTATCTAATTCTTTAATATATTCTGTTGTTTGTATTTCATCAACACTTATTCCTGTTCCATCACCAACCCAATCAATATGATTAGTAAAAGTAAAATTAGAACAAGTGTCAATGTTGTTGAATTTTCGTATTCTATCATTTACTATTTGTGTTGTAGCAATAATTCTTTTATCGCCCTCTAAATTATTTATTTTAAATGTTATTGCATCTTTATCTAGTGATGCAAATGTTTCTTCTTTTATTAAATAGTATTTTATTATCATATTGCAGTATATCCAGATGAACCACTTACAGTAAATGTATTACTATTACTAGAGTCATCATTTCCATTTTGTTCAAAATTCCAAAAACCTACTAAATTACCATTAGCAGCACTATGAGTTGTTGCATCCATAGGAGTGCCTGAATTATATAGTTCTGTAACTTCACTAGAACTAAGTTGTTTATTCCAAATAGTCAAACCATTATATAAAGTTGGCGTACTATTACCAGTTTTGACTTCGCCATTAGCAACACCATTAGAACCAACACTCCAAGATCTATTATTAGTGGTACTCATAGATGGACTACCACTACCAGAATTATAAGTAATTGGTGGAGCTCCTGCATCATTAGCGTTCCAATATAGTTTCATACCACTTTGTGCGTTAGTTGTTGATTTACTAAGTGTAATTAATGAATATCCATCATCATTAGCATAACCTCTATTACTAGCACTCCAAAATGTACTACCTAAACCGGCAGCTTGATACCCAGCAGCATATTGTCCAGAGTTTGCATGAAACAACCACTCGCCTTGCTTAGTCCAAGCATTAGATGATGTTGTTTTGTTACCATACTGTAAACGTATTCTATTGGTACTTTCAGTGTATATAACTTTAATCATATCAGAAAGCTGATAACTCGCATTTTGTTTTTGTCCAATCAAAAAATGTATATTAGTATTTAAACTACTACTCCATCCTGCTTTAACCCAAAAGGAAATTGTAAAAGCACTAGTTCCAGTAAAATTTAAATCATCTGTAGTATCTACAAAATTTATAGAGTTACCTGTACCTGTAGATAAAGTTTTACTTACTGCGTATTCATCACTAAATTGAGAACTAACAACCTTAGTAAGTCCTAGCACCTCACCTATAGAGGCGAGGGCTACAGAACTAACTTTAGAAACACTAGCTATAGCTATAGATGATATTTTACCTATGTTAGCCATCTACTATTTCTATAAAAGTGTTATCAGGATTAAAGTACATTTGTGATTCATCAAGCGAATAACCTAAAACTCTTACATTATCTGAACCACCAGATGGAGCAGTGCTTGTTACAACACCTAAATCTCCTAAATAAACTCTAGTAGCTAAACTAGTAAATGCTTGACTAACTGTAACCATACCTCTTAAAAGCATACCATCAGTACCTGAATTGCTACCTAAAGCGATAGCTAACAAGCCTTCAAATTTACCTGCAGAGTCTTGATCAGCTAGTGTCCAAGTAAGGTTACCTCCTGATATATAAGCCATATAACACTTCCCAGCAGTAGTTGCTATAGCTGTACCTAAAAAAGTTATATCACCATCATGAGTACCTGCTCCCGCACCACTTATTGCAAAAACTTTAGAGTTTTGTTTTTCGTACTTTTGTGCCATTATTGGATTTTAGAAATCATAATTGTTACATCATTACTTGCAGGTGCTGAATTGAAATCTACAGTAACTTGATTTACAGAGTTTCTAACTACTTCAGCATAAATAGTATCATAACTTGATGAATCAAACATTTGAACCATAACTGCTCTTGTGCCTAAATTGTGAGTTACAGGAATACTAGTTAAAGAACCATTTCCAATCGTTTCAGTATGACTTCTTGCAGCTAATCCTTCGGCTGTTACAGCTCTAGAACTATCTACACCAGCTTTAGCCTCTGTAGTTGTTGCTAATTCAACAATACCTTTTGTTCCTACACTTGCATCTGGCTCATCACCAGTGTTTGTACCTGAAACAGTAATATCTGCTACGTTTCCTAAACCTACCATAGCTTTAGTAATACCACTAACAGTTCCAGTAAATGTTGGAGATGCTATTGGAGCTTTAGCAGCTAAATTTGTAGTAATTGTAGATGCAAAATCATCATCATCACCAAGTGCATCAGCAATATCATTTAAAGTTTGAAGTGCAGCCGGTGCTGCGCCAATTAAATCACTAATTTCAGTTTGCACAAAAGCAGTAGTTGCTATTTGCGTTGTATTAGTGTTTGCAGCCGCTGTAGGAGCAGCTGGAGTTCCTGTAAAAGTAGGACTTGCAGTGTTTGCCTTACCACTTAATGTTGTAAATTGTGCAGCCGACATAACACCAGAAACAGATGCTGTTGCTACAGGAATTGTTGCGTTAGTACCATCAGAAGATGTAATCGTTCTTGCTGCTGTAGTACCTGTAATTCCTAAATCTGTACTTACATTTGAACTTTTAGCAGAGTTATCTTGTATTGCACTAGCTTGTGATGCAGTAATTCCAGTTTTAGAATTGTTAGTTGCAATATTAGATTCCATAGTATCTAAATCAACAGCTTGTGTTACTGTAATTCTTCCCATTTTTGTAGAATCACCACTTGGATAAGAGTTCTTCGCTGTATTTGCAGTGATAGCACTTGCTTGTCCAGAAGTAATACCTGTTTTAGCATTGTTAGTTGCTATGTTAGACTCCATTGTGTCTAAATTAACAGCCTGACTTACAGAAATAAAACCTACTTTGTCTGATTGTGTTGAAGTAATACCATCTTTTGCAGTATTTGCTTTTATCTCATCAAAAAGTTCATCAGATAAAACACCCCAATTATTAGTATCAGCTACAGGTAAACTTGCGTTTGTACCATCACTTGAATTTATTGTTAAAGAAGTACCATTTTGAGTTACAGATAAATTAGTTGTTACATTATCAGTTTTAGCTGTATTCGCAGTTATCGCACTTGCTTGTGATGCAGTAATACCTTGTTTAGCTGTATTTGCAGTAATTGCACTAGCTTGTGAACTTGTTATACCTGTTTTAGCAGTGTTAAGTGCAATAGCATCAGTAACAGAAGTATCTAAGTTTACTGTCGCATCACCTGTAGTACCTCCTGATACATTAATATTAGTACCTCCAATTACAGATGTAATATCTCCAGATGCAGATGTTAAATCAGTCCAATCACTTGCTGAAGTTCCTAAACATACTCTAATTGTATTACTGCCGGTATTGTAATACATAGCACCCTCAACAGCCGCTGGATCAGTTGCTGCGTGTCCTACTTTTAGCTTTAAAAGCTCATTATAGTTAAGATCTAGATTACCAGCTACATCTAAATCATTTAAAAATTTAATTGCCATTTTTTTCTTTTTTTATTATTTATAATTAATTAATGAATGCTTTCCCTGAGAAAGCTGATTTAAAGGAGATGGTAACTACGTTATCATTAACGTAATCTACCTGTCCTACTACTGTTGTTCCCATTGAATCAACAATAGTAACACTAGCTTTTTTGTTTAAGTTATGAGTAACAGTCCAAGTCGCAGATGATGAACTTTGTGTGTGAACAAAGTTTTTATCACTTACGCCTGTATCTGCTAATATAGTAGAAAATGGAGTAAACTTTATAGCACCATTAGTATCAGTATGTAAAACTTCATTTGTTATTTCTACATCTTGTATTACAATACCAAAACCTGTTCCATTTTCTAGTGCAGGAGATGCTGTAGTTAAACCTGTAATAGTAACTACTCCACTTCCATTAACACTTGATGTAAAATCAGCGTGTCCATTTATAGCTGAGTTTAATGCAGTTCCAACTTCTAAAGCTGTTGAACCTATACCTGAACTTGTTAAATCTACTGCTATAACGCCACCATATCCTGTCGGAGTTGAAATAGTATCTGTATTTATTACTTTAAAATAAACAGCATATTTTACTACATCAGTGCTGTTGTATAAACACAAATATTGATGATGCAAACTACCACCGACATCTGCAAGAGGCGTTATTGTTATAGTGCTTGTATAGTTTGCCTTAACCCACTCTACAACACTTTGTCCATTTTTAGTGGACACTGTTCTTTTTCTAGCTGGTGCGAAACCCTTTGGATTATGTATCTGGGAATCACTTAAATTATTGTGATGTTTCATTTATTTAGTATGTTATAATCCCATGTCTTTTACTCACATTCCCACCTTTTGTTTTATTGTCGCAACCATCACACCCTTGCCATTCAGGATATAAAGTGTGATTGTCATCTAGATATTTTTCCATTTTTTTCTTATAAGTTTCTGCTTTCTTATAAGTTTCGTTACGTAAATAATTTAATTTATTAGGATCTACAGGGCTTGTAAAATCAGCAATATTATCTACAACGCCTTGTGATGTCGTATTATAAGTTATGTCTGGCAATATCTCAAACTTTACGCAGAATGCCAAATAATTTTTAATATAATCATTAACCAAAGTTACATAACTACCACCTGAACAAGCATTATATAAATCTTCACCTAGAAATGGCTTAACATGATTTAGTTCTGCTATCTCTATAAATGTTGATTTTATTAAATGTGAATCAAAATTTGCATTAGTTATTGTTCTTGATATTACTTCTGATTTAGTTATTAGTGCCATCTTCGTTATTTTCCTCGTTATTATTTACTTTTTGTTCGTTCTGCTTTGGTTTTTTTTCTTCTAATAAATCTTGCATTTCTTTTTCACTTAGTTCTGGCAAATGAAATATTTCTCTACCTTCTTTTATAGAAATAAATTCACTTGGTGCTACTGCTCCTAATAAAGAAACTGGTGGTTTTGTGTAAAATCTTAGGTCAGAGGCATTTATACCTCTTTCGGTTTTTAAAATCTTTTTTAATATTTTTAAGAACATTCCTTGCGGTTCTTTAATTACTGTACTCATAGCTATATCGTAAGCAGTAAGTATTTGTTGGTTATTTCCAAGTTGTCCAGCAACCTGAATACCTGATAAAGCAGGATTCCATCTATGTGCCGATATTATATTATCATTAGTAATTTTTTGTAGTTCCATAAATGAACCATCACTAGTGTCGTTTATAATATTTACATTTGTTGCATCACCATCACCATTTTTTGCTATAAATAATATTTTACTATTATCTCCTGCTCCTGTTAGTTTTGCTACAGCATCATCTATAAAGTCTTGTGCTTCATCTTCACCCATATCTGCATTTAATTCAACGATTGCACTTGGCATAAATCCATTTTTAAAGCGTGTAAGATTATAAACTCCTATTTGATTTGCAATACGTATATGATCTAATGCGGCACAGTAATCAGGCATTCCATAATAGTAATATGTACTTTCATAATCAGAAAAATGTATTATAGTTCTGAAAATTTCACCACTACTTTCTTTTTTAAATTCAGGATATTTTGGTATCTTACGCATATCATCTGGATATTGTCTTGCGTGTTCCCAGTCAGGATGCAAAAGTATATGTTTGCCACCTTTGTGTACTCTAGCTGTTGTACCATCTTGATGAAAAAAGTTTATATAGCCTTGACCTATAACAACTTCCATGTATGCGTTTCCTAATTTCCAATAATCTGCAAAAACTTTTTTAGCAACATCATCCATTGATTCGCCAAAAATATTTACATCTTCTAAAATAGTTTGTAATTTTTTATTACTTGTTCGTAAACCTTCACCTATAGAAAAAGTAGTCTTTGTGCTTAGTATTGCTCTATGCGTTGATGCTGAACGAGATAGTTCAGATAATTCTTGTGGAAATAAATTATTAATACCAAAAGGAATCCAGTCATCTCGTAAGGGTTTATACGGATGTGGCTCTTTTGGAGTTTCTTTGGATAAGTCTTTAGAAAAAGAATAACCTAATATTTTAGGACTACTTTTTGTTTGACTTATATTTGTTAAATTTTGTTTCTTTTTTCGGCTCATTTATGATAACTTTTTTTATGTTTTGTTTTTCGTTTACAACTTCCTCTTCATTTTCTAAAGAAACATAAGGTTTGCCTTGATTATGTAGGTGAGATAATACTTTGTTGCTTAACATAGAATCAAATCCAACATTAATAGTATGTCCTACTACCTCAACGGTATCATTTTCATTAGAAACAAAATAATCTTTATTAAATTTAAATTTCATCATGATATATTTTTTTATGTAAATATATAAGATTAGGGGAGATTAATCCCCTAATCCTATAAAAAGTTATTAATGAACTAGTTAGAGCTCCAAGCCTTAGTAACACCAGTTTGAGCTTGATATAAATCAATCTGTCCTGCGTTACCTGGATTTGAGTTTGCTGCCGAAACTACTACTAAAGCCTCTCTCGGGTATTCAGCGTGTACTCCTGCTAATTTAACTTGTGTACCATTAGCATCTTGTAAGCCAACTCCTGAAGTTTGTTCTCCAGATGAAAACTCTAAGTAAGCATTTTTCTCAAAAACTTTATCATATCCTAAGATAAAGAAATAAGTTTCTGGTGCTGCGGTATCACAATCATCAGCATAAGTTTCAATTAAAGCGTAAACACCACAAGATTCAGTTAATTCTCTTAATCTTGCGTTGATTTCTTCAGTAATTTTAGGTATGTAAAAATCTAATTCTACATTTACAAGAGTTGAGCCATTCTCTCTTGTTGCATTTGCAGTGAAACCACCTGTTCCTCTGTCAAATTGAAATTCAAAAAAAGTAGATGAAGTAAAAGAATTAAGAGCATCTAATGGTTCACATACAGCTGCTTATGCAGATTTACAAAATGGTGTTGGAGCATTAAGATTTAATGGTGTGCCTTTAATGGTACAAAATTCTTGGGATGTTGATGT